ATTGCGTTACGTGTAACTCTATGATATTTCTTACTTTTACCATTACCAAAGTAACCGGTGTCAATATAATAAAAATCTCTTCCGGTTTCTAAACAGGCTTTCATTTGCTTGCGTTTAGCAATACTACGCAATGCGATAGGATTATTAATATTGTCAGCATCTCCATCCCAGGTACCAATTCTACCTGCTGCTCCTAAAATAAAATTTTCTACAATCGGGTCCACTGTTATTCCTTTACGCCTTGCGTTTGCTGTTACATCTTCTAGTTCACTTAACCCTACTAGCTGAGTTTCTGAATGAACACTAGATATTTTATTAACAAGTTGAGTAAACTTGTTATCGTCTTTTATGTTTTTAGTATATTCTACTATATCTTTAAATAGATCTTTATATATCTCTGCGTATTTTAAATTGTCAATATCAATTTCTAATTCGCCTTCTTCAATGCGTCTTGCTGCTTCTTCCATCTTCTTTGCTGCCGCTTCGGCACGACGAGCATTAGATTCTGCCTTGGCGGCTTTATTCAATGCTTTTTGGCTTATTTTTGGCGGGTCCACTACTTCAATGTCAGCGTTAAACGTTTCTTCATCAAACCCTTTATTACGCACAATATTGAAAGCTAGAGCCGTCTTTAATTTTCCATTTGGTTTAATGTCATTGATTAAAATACGTTCCCCGTGAGGTAATCCAAAAATCGCCTGGTCAAACCGAAGATTATTGGTATGAAAGATATTCAGCGTAGAGTCAAGATGTTTTTCATTCCTGGCACTTAGTAAAATAATAACATCTTTTTCTGGAATAGTGTCCCAAAATTCTTTTACACCTGGTAACACCTCGTCACCGTTTCTTAAATATCCATTGTGCTTCAGCGTAACTCCATCAATGTCAATGAGCCAGAGATGTTTTAAATTTTTTGATAATTTTGGTATCATACTTTATTTTTTGTTTTTTTCTTTTCTAGTCGTCGAGCTACCGTTTCCATGTGTGCTTTGAACTGTTTACCAGATGGTCTTGGACGTTCATCACTCAAAAACATATTTAAGGTATTATGATAAAACCGTAACTTTTCTTGAATAAGTTTCCAGTCAAGGTGTTGTTTTCGAATTTTAATAACATCTGGATACCATTTCATTAAATGATGTATTGGGTCTCCGCGTTCAATTTCATCAACACGCCATTGAGTATAACCCATGTTGTTTAACCATTGCTCTCTATTAATTCCTACCGGGTCATTAATCTTTGTTAAATCATGATGGGCAACTGGCCAAGCCATAGCACTAGGATCCAAAGTCCATGTAGGTATACCATAACAAACACTTTCAGTTAAACTGTTCGAGTTAGCGCCAACAACTGCCCATGCGTCATCAAAATCTTTATACAAACTGGCGCCACCACTAGCAACACCGTCGGTGTCAATGCGTATACTGTTATCACTAATAACACAGTCATCAATTTCATCAAGTAACGGTTGTAGAAATTCCATTTGTTGTTGCCAACGTAGAGGGTGTAAGCGAACACGTATAGGTCTATCGGTGTTTTTTCTAATTTCATGTAGACTATATTCAACAAATTTAGCATAAGACCCGTATTTTTGTTCCATTGGTGCTAGACTGGTATCCCTGGGCCGCTGCATCATAAACAATATATTTTCGCCCCGAGACTCCCAGGGATATATTTCAATATTATTTTCTTGCTGTATTTGTTCCCAACGATCACCGGGACTATTGGGCATATAATGGATACCTAAGTCATTATAGTATGAGAACCAACTCCATCGATAATATGGCAATCCAGTTTTAGATATTTTTCTAAATGCTGCTTCTTCAACTACAACCCAAGGTCGACCACTATGGTACATTCTACTGTAAATTGTTCTAAATCTTTTAGCAAATTTTGACTCACCAATGTTGTACTGTATATACACATCGGGTATTTGCCTAGCTATTGATTGTTCATTGGTAACAAACTCAACACAATCTAGATTTGGCAAAGGTATATGTGACCTAAAGACTCCGTCGATTGCCTGAAAACGTATATCAATCATTTAAAGCATCCTCAATCCAGTATAGCCCATTATAAAAACTACCAATTATACTATCGATATCATCGAGTACATAACCACTTAACGATAACCATATTAGTCCATGTAACACTTTAATCTTTTGTACGCTGTTTGGAAAAAACTCTCTAAACAATTGCTGCGCTACAGATTTTATGCTAGAATCTGGTTGTAATATTTCTACAGTTTCGTCGTCGATATACAGTTTAAATTTACGACGATTAAACGCATCATATCCGCCTATTGCCGAATAATAAACTTTAGCAAAATCATAATCCGGATCGCCCCAAATACCCGGACCAGCAAAGTACCCACGTGGATCAATAAACCAAATTTTTAGATTATGATCAACTAGTGTATTACTAAACGTAGGATCGCCATGAATTGGAGTAAACTTTTCTGCGTAAGTTAACTGAGTAATCTGATTCCATAAATGTTGATATTTAGAGTGAAATATGTTACGGCACTTACGTCCATTAATTGTAATTTCTGGTCGATTAAAATTAGGAATAAGAGTTTTAACACCATTAACACGTTGTTGTGTCTTTGAAATATATACTTCTCGAACCTGTTTTTGATCAGAGACAGTTTCTCCACGACTGTGTAGATTTCGTAAACTATCTAAATAGTCCGCAAGAACACTACGTTGTTCGCGCTTAGATAAATCTGTTATTTCCCACAAATGCTTACCTTGTATACGTTGCATTGTCAATGGGTTTAATTCGTAAAGTTCAGGGATGCGGCTAAACCCTAGTTTTTTAACCTCTTTGTACCAATTAATTTCTCCATTTATTAAATGAGCGTAATTGTGATCAATTGTGGTTTTTATAACTTTATCATCAGATATTTTTACATGATTAAAAAATCTACAAAATTGAGCATCATTATTTGCTTCGATTGTAGAAAAGTCACCAAGTTCTTGAAGATCATTCGCTTGTATAGTTGTATAGTTTAATACATTTTCTGAAAACCAACGCATAAATTCACCCGATGACGGGATATTACTCAAAAACTTTTTGTTCTTAAAATAAAATAATCCAGGAATTCCTGCTGTATTACTTGGTTTTTCTTGAAGTTGATTATCTGTATAACTCCAGCGACAAGTAAACGCATTAGTAACATAAACAACTGATGTCGAGTTATCAGGGAGTTTAGGTAACTCCCCTATAATTAGATCACTCCATACTAATAACACAGGTTCGCCGTTATTGATTTCATATAACGCTTGCTGAATTCCACTAGCTGTGCCTTTTTGGTTAGTATGTATTAACTTATAAGTAACATCTGGTGTATTATTTTTAAGATATGCTTCAAGTTTATCAAAGGCATAATCACCAATTATATAGAACGTGTCATCAGGAAATCTATCAAATAATTGATATAGTATAGGCCGGCCATTAACACTTACTAAACATTTAGGTTTGTTCCATGTATGATGTCTTAGCCTACTACCGCGACCGCCGGCCTGTACAATAATGTTCATACAATTTCGATAACCTCAGGATGTAACGGTGTATCCCATAATCGTGCCGGTTTTCCTTTGGCTGCTCCAGACCAAAAATAAACACCAACATTTAATTTTCGAAAATTGTTTATTAAATGTTGGAAAGCATATCCAGGAAAGACAAAGCTCTCTAGACGTAATTGATTTTTTCTTTTTAATACATCAAACATACTATCAATGTTCATCGGTAAGTTATAATGTTCAATGTTATCAGCAGTCACACTCTTAACTTTATTCCAATTGAGATTTGAATTAAAGCAAGCAACGCCAAACGTCCAGGTATCATTATATTCTCTATAAAAATCTAAACTAAATCCATCTAGTTTATTAGATATTAGATACTGTTCAGCTTTTTTCAAACGACCTCGAAGTCCTTCATAATCTGTAGATAAAAACATTGTGTCATCAGCGTCAATGATCCAGATTAAATCAGAAGATTCTTTTAACCTAAATGCTTCATAATTAGCCGATGCCATTTTTTGTTTTTTAGACTTAAAGTAAGGTACAATAAATTGTTGATAATCAGTGTTTATTATTTTAACCTTATATCCATGTATAGCCTTTGAAAGTTTAGCAGGCATTGTTTGTGTTACAGTATCGTACAAGTCACATATAATTGTGGTATCATATTTTTGAAAAAGCTCAAGCCAGTACTGTAAACACAGATATGCGCTTGGATCATTTCTGTTAAATTTTAAAAATACTTTGACATTCATTTTTATTTTGAACACCTAACGTGTAAATGTCTAGCTCTTTTTGAAGTCCAGGTTTCAATATTTTGAAAGTTATGTTCCTTTAACAGCTCAGAAATTGATTCTGAATCGTAACCACTTTTATGTACGTCCCACGTATCATTGAACTCTCCACGCTGCCAGCCCCATAACCCAGCAAGGGCGTGAGCAAACTCTTTTGTATCATTGCGTTTGTTTAACCATTGCTGTATATGATATACCATGTTAGGCATGCTCATTTCCATAACTCCACCTGGCTTTAGTATTTTATACCAAACACCTAATACTGCTTTTCCTTGTTGAAATGTTAGGTGTTCAAAAAAATGCCGAGAATATATTTCATCAACAGCATCTATGCCTACATGTTTATCTATATCCCAAGCAGCGCAAACAAAGTCAATGCCTGGCAAATCTCTAATATCGCAGGTTTTGAACTCATCGCGATAGGGCGTTTCACCACAACCAAATTCAATTTTTAATGTCATAACCCATGTTGTTCGCAATATTCAGTAAAAATACGTTCCCTGTGCCATTCGTCGCCCATTGGAGTAGTAGCAAATTCATGGAAACTGGGTGTACCTAATGTATAGTGTAATAGTTTAGCATCTGGATTAGGACCATACTCATCTGGAAGCCAGTTCCACTCAGGTGGTAATTCTCCGATGCGTTCATCATTAATCCAGGTAAAACGATGTAATTCGGCACCTGTTGCTCCTTGAATAAATTTAGGAGTTACTTTGCGATTAGGGTGACTGTTACAGTTCCATAATATCACGCTAGACCAGTTCTTGCGAGGATAGTTTTCATTTTTAGCACCAAGATACTTAGTCTCCATTTTAGTTTCGTAATCGTGCTTAACAACCATTACGTCTTTATCCATTTCACGCAGTTCCCACAGTTTAACAATATCATCACGCACAATCATATCGCCATCCATAAAGATGGCCCACCCAATATAATCCATTAAATGCGGAACAAGGAACCTACTGTAAATAAAATGGTTACTGCCATCTGTATGTGTTTCTTTATAATCATCAAACAAGTTTAATGCTAATGGAATAATTGACACTGGTTTACTTGCGTGTCTAATAATTGAGTTAGCACATGTATGATATGCTATTGCTTCTCGTGGGTCGTACCCAATAAAAATAGGAATTGGTTTCATAATCTCTCTATATCTTCTTCGTCGCAGCGTTCGCCGTATTGTATTTCTACAACTCTACATGGTTCATCAAATGGGTTTGTTAGTTGATGCCATTCGCCACATAAAATTGTGTATTCATCGTGCTTTTCTAATTGCTTTGGAGGTATAACATATCCAGAGTCTAGCCTACTATTAACAATACACTTACCTTCACTTACAAGCCAATACTCATTACGCCAACGGTGTTTTTGCATTGATAAACTTTTACCTGGATCAACTGTAAGCTCTTTTACCTTACAACCTTCTACTTCGTGTAGTACGCGATAGTAACCCCATTGACGAACGGTTTTGGGTGATTTCCATTCTTCTAGAATCCATGAACTACTATTTGCTTTATCTTCGCCGCCAACACCAAACACAAAATCAACTTCTTCAAAAACCATTTCGGGAATATTATCTCGAGTTCTATCTCCGCCATTGGCAAATATTACACTATCAAATGGGATCCAGTTGCGTGGATCATTTTTAACACCGAGAGCATATTCAATTGCTTTACAAGCAGATCCGTTGGAATCATCGAACGCAATAACTTCGTCAACACAACCTAATGCTCGAACAATAGCGGCACGCTCAGTCCATGGCATGAAGTAACGGCCTTTTTTGCGTATAAGCCAGTCATCTGAATTTACGCCTACAATTAAGTAAGCACCTAGCTTTTTTGCTGATTCTAGATAGCGGATATGTCCGCTGTGAAGGGGATCAAAGCCCCCAGTGGCTACTACAATTTTCATTGTAGTATTTATTATCTGCGTAGTTATTGATTAATCTTCGCCATACCAACGTAAACTATGATCAAGCCATTCTAGCACAAGATCTTGCTGCCTTAGATATCCAAATCTATTGATACTTTGGATTGCAGATTCTGGAAGGAGGTTAGTTTCTGCCAACTGATACCACTGTGTTGTGCGGGGATCAAATGGCTCAATATCTGTTTTATATACAACTGCTTTAATCCAAGGATCTCCTGGCAATTTTTCCATAAATGCGCATTCAAACCCAGTTAACGCTAACATATGTAATAGACTAACAGTAGTGTAATTGTAGTACACATAGTCGTGTTGAATAAAATCAATTCTATTGTACGTAATTTCAGTAGTTGACGGGACAATTAATGCGAGCATACCACCTTCCGTCAACATATTTCGCCATTTGCGTAATGTTTCAATAGGGGTTAACGCATATTGAAATGCATTATTGCTCCAAATAACATCATATCTTTTTTTATCCGAATCAGGAGTTATTAGTTCAAAATCTCGGCGTTCGTACACTATATTTTTATAATTTTGTGCGATTGGTAATTCTTTGTTTAAATCAACTCCGGTACATTTAATGTTCAATGGAATTTGATTTCCGTCGTCATCTTCGAGTACTCGCGTTGCCCACCATTCTAAATCAGCGCCGGTGCCGCAACCCATGTCTATTAGTCGGTTGATACTCTCCATAAACGTATCATAACTTGCTAACAAGTCAAGTGTCGATTGTCCGGGATTAAACTGAGACATCTTCCATTCCTGCTGTTCTTAACTTAACAATATGTCCCATTTGCCATTGTTTGGTGTCGAGACCTTTCATAATACCTAACCAACGATTACGTAACAATGCTACTTCATTGATAAGCATTTCCATATCAATTACTTCGCTTTCGCCATCTACATACTTTTCAGCGTCGCGACTTGTTAGAGCACGGGCGTATCCTTCTAAATACTTTTGAAAATGCTTACGTCTAATTTTACGTAGTTCAATATTAAGATAATTTAAAACTGCTTCAATTTCTTGAAGCTGGTTAAAACGATGTTCAGTAACACCAGGCAATAATTTAATATTTTGCTCTACATTGCCGCCGATCCGCACTTCTCGTTTCGCCTCCTGTAACTCATCGTTATAATAATCAATGAATGCTGGAAGTTGAGAAAGATCTTGAGTTACTTTATTATACCACATACATTAATTATATTTGATATACTGTTCAAAGTCAACAAGCCAAGGGAATAACAATTTCCAATTAGTGCCACGTCGGCGATCTTTTTCGTTTAGAAATTCAAATAAATTTGTAATATCATTGTGATGCGGTCCGGTTCTCCAGGTATCTTTTGAAATCCCTTTCATGTATTCTTTTACTACTTTATCTTCGTCTGTTTCTTCAGGCATAAGTGATAAAATTTTTTTAAAATCATCTTTGAATATTTCACCACCAAGCACATGTAATTTTAGGTATTCAGGTCCTGGAGCCACTCCTGAAAAGAAATGTCCAATTTTATGTATTTTTCTCCATTCGGAAAGTTTTTCAAGTAAGCCAGGCATAGTTTTTATAGTCAACGGAGTTATAGTTTGATTTAGGTGTATAACTAACCAATCTAATGTTAATAAATATTCAAAATTTTTAATCCATTTATCTACATCTAACCCCCAGCGTACATATTCTTGTTGCGGGCCTAAACAGTCAAGACTGCATGTAATATCTACTCGTTTAATATGTCTTTTTGTAACTAATACCTTTAACCTCTCCATAGTTGTTTTTAATTTATTCTGTGGTATATTTAAATTACTAACAATATTGAATTCGCAGTTAGGGTTCGGTAATTGTTCAAATTTATCTAATAATTGATAAAATTGTTCTTGATAAAATGGCTCGCCGCCAAGATAATGAAATCTGCTTAAAGTTTGATAATTATTATCAAACCATTGCCAGAATACTTCATCCAACTCAGCATAATGATTTTTATGATATGTTAAGTTAGTGTTATTACCTGGAAAGGCGCCAAATTTTTTATTCTCATTGTTATTAACAGAACTAATTGTAGGATGACAATATAAACATCCTAAATTACAAACGTTTGAAAAAAATACTTCCAACAATGTTGGTGTTACATAAGTTTCAAAAGGATTTTCTTTTAATTCGGGAGGCACAACATATGGAATATTAATTTGCCGTATACGATCGCTTGTGCCTCCAGATTCTTCGATTTGCCTACAATAGTCGCATCCGTCAGATGGCCATTGGCCATCTAGCATGTCTTCTCTATGTTTTATTTTCACTGGAGTGTTGTGGAATTCGCTAAAGTTTTCAACAGTAATAACGCTTTCCGCAGTACGATGGCAAGATCTAGTTACTCCGGTATTTAAATACAAGGTACTCCATGCCCATTTTAACTGGCATGAAGTTTTAGTATTAATTGGAAAGTCTGACATT